CTGCACGAAGGGCATCATTGGCATGAGTTCACACAGTTAAAGGGCGAGAAGTCCCCTAACCGACTGAGGAACACCGAGTATCTGTGCCAACTACTTGGCGCTAAGTATTTCGGTATGCTGGCCCTGGGTTCATTCGTTATTAATGGCAGGAAATTCAAGGTACTATCTCATCACGGCATGGGGTTCGCCCAGACAGAGGCAGGTCAGGTCAATAAGCGTCGTAAATTAGCAGAGTCTTGGGTGTCGGATGCCTATGTACTTGGACACGATCACGCCTTGTTCATAAAACGTGAACAGATGAAAGATCAGAACGGATCAGACCTGACAGACCGATATAAATTCTTTATTGGATCCGGCAGCTATCTCGATGGTTATCATAATACCCAAAACCCCTATGGGAACTACGTTGAAGAAAAACTCTTCCGGCCACCCCGTTTAGGGTCGGCGGCGCTTATTATCAAGCCGACAAAGAATTGGTTTGATGTACAGGAGCTTTACCTTGGGGGCGGTTAGGATAAAGTGCCATGATTGTGGCCGTCCCCCTGTTCCTAATCATACTCGATGTGTGAGGCATCAGCTTGGAGATAGACTGACAAATGCTGAGATTAAGGTCCTTAGAGCCATGCAGGGGCAGTGCCTGGATTGCGGGGGGGCATCCCGCCCATCGAGGAGTAGGTGTCAACGGTGTGCCACCGTAGCCGCCCTAGTAACTCGACTCTATAAAAAAAAGCATCCAGGCATGGCGGGGAATTACGATCACGGTGGAGATGTGCTAAAAAGAATTACCTTGGAGGCAAGAGAGACCATCAACTTGGGGAGGATATGAAGCTAAAAATCCCCCCCGTAAAACTACGCCGTGAGGTGCGAGATAATCTAAGGGCATTTTTCGACACTGAGGAAGAGGGATATTTCGTCAAGGCATTTGCTAACCTATCCCATTATTATAATGTAGGGGTACCCCGGACTCTCTGGTTTGAATACATTGACAACGGTAAGACAGGCGGGGTGGCGTACTCTAATGGCCGAATTGACCTCGTACACCCTGCAAACTGGAAGAAGGCACGGAAATACAAATCCCCTAAACTATGGATAGATACAGTGCTCCATGAATACGGACATTATCTACTGTGGTCCGACCCCGAGAAGAAAGCCGACGACTTTGCTCGGCAAATGCTTGCCGGACTGAAGAAATAGCCCCCCTAAAATAAATCAAAAATACTTGCACTTTGGGCTTGACATCTTAGTTGAGCAAGGCTATATTCTGCAGTATGTTACTGCAACAACTACACCAATACTTTAAACTCAACTTATGGACTTGCCCTCACTGCAGGGCTAAGTACACCCCTCGGGTGGCCCTGAAGTCGTGGACTCGCTGTCCGAAATGCTACAAAAAGATTGTCGAATCATCGCCAAAGCCAAAGAGGAAGAAAATATGACCCCCGTTAATGACCCCGGTTGGTATTACCTAAAGTGCCATTGTGAGTGCGATTGTCCCGTGGAATCAGGGCCGGTGATGGGGCCTGATGCTTTTATCTGTGAGTATTGCGTTAGGAGGCAGTGTCAGGAAGATGAAACAACTTGACTCGCTGCGGTGTGACAGCACTGGGTAGAAAATGCCAAGAAATTGGTAGTGGCCGAGAGATCGGTAAAGGTTGCGGTGATCCTACTAGATGTGCTTGTGTCAACCGGCATGAAAAAATGGCATGGCAATCTGTCCGCTAATAAAGGATCAAGGAGTCGGGTGGGGAATCCGGCCAGCGGGTCAGGACTAAAAAGGGGGATAATATGGAAGATAAAGAAGTTATATGGACAGATCGAGTTACGGGACAAAAACATTATGCAGATAAGGCTATCCCTTCCACAGACTCTGCTCTCAGTGCCCTGTTTTCTCAGTACGCACTTCTGCGGAGGAAGAAGGATGACCTCGATATGCAACTCGACAAGGTTGATAAGGACCTCGCTCCTATCAAAGAGCAGATAATCTCTTTAATGACTGAGCTTGAGTATCAATCAATCAATCACGATGGAGTCAAATACTACCTTAGCATCCCTGCTCGTCCATCTATTATTCCCGAGAAGAGAGCCGACTTTATAGCGTGGCTCAAAGGAAACGGGGAAGAGGGAATAATCCAGACGGATTATGTCAACTCTAATACTCTGTGGTCTTGGTACAATCAACGTGAAGACAACATTAAAGAAGAGTTGAGTTATATGCTGAAGGTAAGTGAAGAGGTTCAGCTAAAGAGTCCTAAGGATTACAAGCGGAGTAGGAAGAAGAAATGAACCTCACCGTAGAGAAAGCAAGAAACCTATCCATCGAAGACGTTACCCTAGAGGGAATCTTTCCTGATAAGGGAGTGGTGATCAAGGGGATATTAGTCCACTTGGATCCAGATATGAGCAAGATGTTAGAGTCGGCACTTAAAGTAGCGTGGACGCAGGGGGTGCAAGCAGGGTTGAAGTTAAGCAAGGAGATATATCATTCATTATTAAAGGGGGATGAGTAAATGGCAGATAAAAAAGAAGTAGCGAAGATGGCACCATCGCAACTACCGGCGATACCCGATCCGAAGGTCTTAGGGGAGATTTTCAAGGAATCTTTTGAAGGGGTTCAACCAGCCTTTGAGACTATCAAGATACCGACAGGTGGGTCGCTTGCTTGGGAAATACCGGGAGGTGAGGAACCGGAAATAAAGAAAGAGTTTCTGGCCGTTATTCTGGATCACTACCCAACTAGGGTGTACTGGCCGGGGGATTTCGAAGGGGGTAACGCCCCACCGGATTGCTCCAGCCTTGATGCGAGGATTGGCTCTAAGTACGGTGAGTGCGCTAAGTGTGAGTTTAGCCAGTGGGAGTCCGGCAAGAACGGCAGGGGGCAAGCGTGTAAGTCAGTCCATAGGGTATATGCCCTACTGGCTGGTAGCGATAGCATCTTTCCATTTTTGATTCCCTTCCCGCCTACCTCTTCTCCAAGCAGGGGTGGCTATCCTGGCAGCTTGCCGATCTATCTAACCAAAATAGTTGGACGAATGAAGAAGCCTTCTGAGGTCTGGACAAAGTTTAAGCTCATCCCCGACAAGAACCCCGAGGGGATTGCCTACAGTAAGGTAACTTGCTCTATGGTTTCAGATTTGACAGACACAGAGAAAAAAACCGTGGCCTTTTTAAAAGAGAATCTCAAGACGGCCATGAGGGAAAAACCATTTGAGAGTACGGACTATGAGAACGGCGGTACCAAGGCCGAGGTCCGTGGTGAAGAGATGAGAGAGGCGGATAGGGGTGACGAGGGCAGGGATCTAGGAGTGATGGAAACAGGAGATCCTTGGGATCGGGGGAAGTAGCCATGAACGACAATCAAGTAATGACTATATGTACTGTTACTATATTCGTCGTTGTCTTAGTAGTGTGTTTGACTCTCATTTTTACCTATCATACTTCATGGCGCCAGTGCATGGAGATAGCGTTACCCGAGAATGTACATAGGTGTTAAATGAGCAAACCCTTAAACGAAATGACTAATGAAGAATTAGAGGAATGTTGGCACAAAGAGATCGAGGATGGGGCTGGTCAACAGTCCGAGATAAATCATCGTCTTTTAAGTCGGACAAGAGAGACCGTTCTTCTCTTGAAAAGAATATGCCAACACCTTGGGCTTAGTCAAGATACTACGGATACTAGGCAGGGATAATGGACAAGTGCGAGAATTGCGGTGCGGATATGGTAGAGGTGACAGAGACATTGGTGCAAGGTAGGGATCTGTGGGAGAAACAAGAATCATAAAGGAGGGTTTATGCAGAAACAATTTGTTCAGGGGGATATCTTCTTTGAGTTGGTGGATTCGATTCAAGGGACAAAGAGCCCGGTGGCCCCGGAATCTGGCAAGTACGTTATTGCCCGAGGGGAAAAGACAGGACATGCTCACGTGATGGACGTAGCAGACGGGGTATTAATTCGGAATACGCCCAATTATCCCGAAAAGTCCCACCTCTTCCTCGTTGTCAATAACAAGGCCCTTGTCCAGCATGACGAGCATATGCCATTGGAGTTGGATAAAGGGATTTATAAGGTTACTCAACAGCGTACTTTTGATTATAAAAAGGCACAAGAAGAAAAGGTAGTAGATTGATGAACGCGAGTATAGTTTTGCTTGGTAGTTATGCAATCGGAATGCTTATAGCTTTCTATTTCATCCGTTTTGCTGGTTGCTGGAGAGACCGCCTCTGGGATGTACCGTGGCACAATCCGATTGTGATCATTTCTATTTTATTGTGGCCACTAAGCGGAATATATGGATTAGCATATCTAACAACCTGTGTCATTTCCCGTGTTTTTGGCAGTTATATTCTTCTTATTCTTAGCTATCTTGACGCAAAAGTAGCTCACCTATGTAAAAGCAAGCTCCATGCCGACGAATACGGGACACTCTATCAAATGCCAAGTTCTTATGGCTCAATGAGAGTTGTCAGAGTAGGCGATAATACTGGAACCTATTGGTTGCAGGTCCCACCTCACATGAATACGGCCAAAGAGGCCGTAGCATGGACATATGGAAAATCGGCGGGCGAATATAGTCCAGTGAGAAGTTAGACGATATGCCGACCCCCTTCGAACATCAAAAAGAGATGCTCCGATTCCACGCCCAGAGTCCTCATACCCTGGACAACTCGGAAGTGGGTACAGGGAAGACTGCGCCTATGGTGGTCTATCTGCAAGAGCTATTCAAGCTCGGACAGGTTGATTCAGCCTTAGTAGTTTGTCCTAATACCATTATTGATAATTGGGGGAAGGAGATCGCTACTTGGTCTAAGCTGGCTTATATTGCCTTACGTGGAACAAAGGAAGGACGCCTCAAACTTCTCAAAGGTCCTGCTGACATATTCTTAATCAATTTCGAGGGCGTAAGGGTCATTCACTCAGAGTTAATGGCAAAGAATTTTAGGGCTGTAGTAGTAGACGAGATTCATCATATTAAGCAGTACAAAGGCACTTACAAGAAACCCACTCAATCGTTTTTGGTACGAGAATTAGGACTCCGGGCTAGCTTCCGCAAGGGCATGACAGGCACCCTACTCACTAACAGCCTGGAGGATATCTGGGCCATCGCCAACTTCATATCGCCGAGTATCTTTCCCATGAATTACTGGGGCTTCCGTAACAGATATATGTACGATGCCAACGCTGGCAAATCGTGGATGAAGTGGCCCGATATGAGGGCAAGGGAAGGGGCTGCAGAAGAAATACGGAAGAAGCTGAAGCCGTACTTGATTCGGTTTGAAAAGAAAGATGTGCTAAAGTTCCTGCCCCCGGTGCTATTCCAAAAGCGTACCGTGGACATGGGCGACGAGCAAGCCAAGGCGTACAGGGAGTTAAAGAGACATTTCCTGACTGAACTCAAGGATGAGGGTAAGCAGAATCCCGACTTTGTGCTGACGGCGCCGTATGTCTTACCGAGAATAACAAAGCTACTGGAGATTGCTAATGGGTTTGTTTACGGGGAAGACGGCAGGACACACAGATTCAAGGTCAATCCCAAGTTGGCTGAGTTAAAGACCCTGCTATTAATAACGAATGAACCCAGGGCCAGCATACCGAAATACTTAGCGCCAAGTAGTTGGCACAGATACTCGGTGTTCCTCAGTCGGTTAGGGGACTTCTCGCCCTTTAACTGTGTGAACTCATGCCAATGATGCCCTTCGTGCAG